AGCCCAGTCACGACCACGAACCCGAGAAGCGCGAACGCAACTGCGACGCGGACTCGGAGGCCCCAGCGACGCGTGAGCGGTTCTCCAGTCGACCATCTCGCCCGTTGTGTCGTCATCCCTCGAATCGGTACCCGAGGCCGCGCACGGTGAACGAGACCCGGCGCACCGCTGGGAGCTGGTTCTCCTTCTCTTGGAGACTCTCCCAGCGGGCCATCATGGTGCCAATCTCAGTGGCCCGCCGTTTCTTGGTGTTCAGGCCGCCCTCCAGCTCCTGGTAGATGGCTTCCTGTTCGTCGGTGAGCTTGGCTCCCGCCTCCAGGCCATTGGTGAGGATAGCCTGGGCCGCCTGCTGCGCCCTCTGGATATCCTGGGCGAGCTCCGCCTGTTCCTGCCTGAGTTCCTTGATGTTTGGCATATCTCGGCTCCTTCCTGGTTTTACCCAACAAAAAAGACCCCGCCGTTCCTTATCCAGAAACAGAGGAGCCTACCTTCGGGTGGTCCTGGCTGTTAGGTTCTGCTGATCGCGGGTCTCGACGGAGCCTTGGAAGGGCGGAACCTGCTGCCTATTCAGTTTTGGTTGCGGGTGCAGTGTTGCACCCGCGGTGTGGGTTTGTCAAGAGAGCATCTTTCGCCTCCGCTCCAGCAGCAGCCTGCCGCCGGAGTCCAGCGCCGCCCTGGCCCGGCCGCTGGGTAGCTGTCCGCGCACCATACCTTCCAGCACCTGCTGGAGGGTCGCCACGCGGTCAACCATGCCGAGCTTCAGGGCTTCCTGCGCCATCACCATCCCGCCCTCGCCATAGCCGCTCCGAACCTTGGAGGCGCTGACACCCCGGCCTTGGGCGACGGCGCCCAGGAACATCTCATAGACGGCATCAATCTGGCCCTGAATGTCCTCCCGCGCTGCGTCGGACAGCGGCTCAAAGGGGTTTCCTTGCACCTTTCGCTTGCCTGCGCTAATCAGGGTGGTCTTGACGCCTTCCTTGGCCTGGGCTGCCGAGATGTCCTCGTGGGCGGCATAGATTCCGATGCTACCGACTTCGCCGCTGGGTGTCACCGCCACCTCGTCGGTAGCACTGGCGATCCAATAGGCGGCGCTGGCGGCCATGCCGTTGACGGACGCCACCACCGGTTTCTGGCCCCGCGCGTCCATGATGATTTGCCAGAGTTCCGGAATGCCCTTGACGTTGCCTCCGGGGGAGTCCACGTCCAACACGATGGCGCTGATGTTGGGATCGGCCACCGCCGCTTGGAACATCTTGCCGAACATCTCCGCCGAGGTCCCGCCGGAGACCTCTTGCATCATGTTGGCGCGGGGAAAGATTGGGCCATAGAGGGGCATAACCGCGATGGCTCCGCCCTTGGGTGCGGCGGGCCGCGGCCGCTCGGACTGGATGCGCTGGCGTATCTCGTCGGCAGTGAGCACCCCACCTCCGGCGCGGAAGCGCACCAGCTCGCAGATAGTCGCCAGCATCTCCGGGCGGATGGCCCAGGGTTGGCCGTAGACCGCCTGGAGGACTTGCGGGTAGAGTGATCGGTCAAGTGTAGTCATTTCACCCTCCATCTCCCAGGGCCAGCCGCGCCAGCCGGGGCGTTCGTTCCACTTCCCATGTTGCCGGCGCCAATGACCCGCCGACCATCAAGTCTGTTAGTTGCTCCCCACAGTATGCCCGCGCCTGGCCGTTATCAATGCTCAGATCCCGGGCCACCTCTTGCGCGTGGCCCCGGTAGAACTCGGTGGCCCACGCCTTAAAGCCCTCCCGGTCTTCTCCAAGCCGGTTGCTGGCCTTTCCAATGGCCGCGATCTCTTTCCGGATCAGCCGCCCCGCGATGGTCTCTGCCAGCACCCGGCCCCGTGGGTCAGATTGAGCAGACGGCACACCCGGCCGGGCCGGGACCTGGGGTTGGTCAATTCCGGTGCTCATGGGCTTCACGTTACCATCCTCGTCCAGGGTGCTCATGTTCTGGGGCACCAGTGGTTCATCCAGGCCAGGCAGCGGGTTGAGGTTTTCCAGGGCTCGGACTTCATTACGGGTCTCCCAGCCGGTGACGATGGCCGTCCGGTGATAGTTGGCCCGCGCCGCGGCATCGCCCCGCAGCAGATGGTCCATCGTGAACTCGGCGAAGAACTTGTCCTGAGCCAATATCAGATCACGGCGGATGGCCGATTCCCATCGGCGAATCCATCCCAGCAACGTGAATGCGATGTAACCCAGATTCAACTGCTCAATGCCGGCGGCGAAGGACGCCGTCCCGCTGGTGCCAACCCGGTGGATCGGCACTCCGAACCACTCCATAGCGATCTGCTCCCGCTGGAAGGTGCGGGTCTCCAGGAACTGAGCGTCTTCGTTGGAGAGGGTGACGCCCCGGAAGGTCATGCCACGGGGCAGGAAGGGCGTTCTGTGCGCCCCCCCAAGCCCGCTGTATTGCTGCCGCCATTCCTCCGCAAACCGTTTTCGGGCGTCGTCGCCGACATTCTCAGTGCTCTCAATCACCCCGCCGATGCGGACCCCCTGCCCAAACTGCCGGGCGCCGTGTTCCTCGGTGGCGGCGGTAAGGCCCAGGCTGTCGCGGGCCAGGGTTATGACCGAGTATCCCATGATGCCATCGCTGCCCATGCCCCGCAGGTGAAAGATTCGCTCCGGCTCATAGATTCTGGCCCGTCCGCCCTCCCGATAGGTGTACCGCAAACGCCCGTTCTCCAGCTGTTCCACCGTCATTGCCGACGGGTCCAGGGGGGTAAGCGCGTCAGCAAACCCCCGGGCCCCAGCCTCAATCAGGGAGTAGCCGTTGCCCCGCATGAGGGCATGGGATTGCATCATTTCCCGCCACTCGAAGCTGGTCTGCCAGGAGTTAGGCTGGTCATGAAGGACATCATAGAGAGGATGGTTGCGGGCTTCCCGCTTGCCCCCGTCGGTCTGGCGCTCATAGATTTTCAGGGGCATCGCCGCCACGTCCCCGGAGATGGCCGCCACGCACCGGAACACGGTGCTGATGGTCATGGCCCTCTCAGGGGTGATGCGAACGCCAGCGGAGGAGACGGGGTTGGCCGCCGGCTGATACCAAAACTCATCCGTGGGACTGGGCCCCAGGGCCTGGATTACTGACCGGGGTATCAGATCAGCGATGGAGAACAAGGCGTATCACCCCAACAGTTGCTAGAGTCAGGAACAACACCCCATCCACGATCATGGCCACCGGCCACCCATACTGCGTCCCCAGCCCCAGGGTGAGTAATGCCAGCCCGGTCAGGCCCAGGCCCACGTAAAGCGCCACGACTTCCCGGAGTTGACGCTCTGGCGTGTTTGATTGCTCGCGCATGGTAGCAGTATACCCTACGCAAATAATAGTTCGCCCGGCTCCGACGAGGGGGAGACCATGACCCGATTCATGGCGTTCAGGGTCGCCGCAATGCCGTCAATGTTGCCGCCGCTGTGTCCCTTGTGGGCCCGGATGTTGCCATTGGAGTCCTCCAGGCTGGCCGCGTTGGTGGCCATCCACCGTAGCACTGGATTGTTGCCGTGACGGAACTTCTTGGTCGCCAGTAGAGAGAGCATCTCTTTAGTGGGCGCGGAGAGCTGCTGAAAGTTCTGGGTTATCGGCACCGCCACCACTCCAGCTTCCTGAAGCGCCACTTCCACGTAGGCGGCATTCCAGGAATCGTAAGGCACCTCTTCGATCTGGTACTTCCGCCGCAATTCCTCCAGACGTTGGAGGATTACTCGCTGGTCAATCATCTCCCCCGGAATCTCTTCGATAAAACCCTGCTGCTGCCACATGGCGCAGGGTATGCCCAACTCGGTGTACTTGCGTATGCGAGTCTCAGGCAGCCAAAAGTACGGGAGAAGGTCCACGCCTCCGTTCTGGTCCCGGAACACCAGCACCAGGGCCGTGAAATCCAGCTTACTGGAGAGGTCCAAACCGGCGATGCACAATTTGCCCAGGAGTTCGGCCTCGAGAGTTCGCCCCGGCTGGGCGTCCCAGATATCCATTGGGATCAACCGGGTGACCTGCTCAGTCCAGATGCAGAAGTTGAGCCGTTTTACGATGTTCTGATTGGCCGGCATCCCCAGGGCGGAATCAACCTGGCCTTGCAGGTAGCGCCGGGTAATGGAAACGTCCAAGTTAGGGTTGGCTTTGACCCAGACCTTTTCATCTCGCCAGTCGTCGCACTCTAAGCACCCATCGGTGGGCTGGCGCTTCCCCTCGGCATAGCAGGTGACACAGGGGTCGAGGCCACAGACGTAGGCAAACCATTCGTCGTTCTGGCGTGTTCCTTCAAGGATTTCGATGCTGTACTGGTGGTGCTGCCAGCAGACGGAGGTCCGGTCCGACCCGGAATTGGTGATCTCCACGATCAGCGGCTGGCGCCGGCCTTTCATGCCGGCGGTGAGCTTGTCCACCACCAGGCTAGTGGGATGCTCGTGTATCTCGTCAATCAGTGCCATGTGGACGCGCTTCTGGTCCAGGGTCCGGGCCTCCGACGACACCGCCCGCATGTATGAGTTGGTAGCGGGCACCGACATGTTGTGGGCGTTACGCACCACCCGCTGCCGCAGGAAGGGAGATGCCCCTACCATTTTCTCGGCGTCGCCCAGCAAGTAGTTGGCCTGGTCGCGGGTCACCCCGGCGGTGTAAATCTCCGCGCCTTGCTCACCATCCGCCACCAACCCGTAGGTGCCGATGGCCGCCGCCAGGGGTGTCTTGCCGTTGCCTTTGGCCATCTCGATGTAGGCTTTGCGGAACCGCCGGAAGCCGTCGGCCTGCACCCATCCAAAGATACTCCCGACGATGAACTGCTGGTGCGGCTCCAGACGGAAGGGTTTACCGGCGTGAGCGCCCTCGGCCAGGTACAGGTAGCTGAAGAAGTCCAGGCCATGCCGGGCCAGCTCCGGGTCGAAGCGGAGACCCCGCAGATGCCCCGTCTCCAGGTCATGGAGATGCCGCTGGCAGGCCAGCCTCACCAGGCGGTTGACCAACACCTTCCCGCCCATGACGGCCTGCGCATAGTCGGTCACTGGGGAGGCGACTGCGGTTATCATGTCCTACAACCCCGCCGCATTACGGCGATCCAGGAAGGTCTCGAAGTCATCAACCTCGACCGCCGGGGGCTTCCCGGCCTTGACCCGGCTGCGGCTGGCCGGCGTCATGCCAAACTCGACCATGAAACGGCGCATGTGGTCGCTGGCGTCGTCCGCGACCCTCAGATACGGCGATTGTTCAAACCACCCCGTCTTGGGATTCAGTAGCACCGCCCCTACCTCGGCGACCTTGGCCTGGGCGTTCACCCAGGTCTGGTAGTGGTAGCAATAGGCCGCCAACGCCACCAGGTCGCCCGCCGTCAAGACCCGGAGCTCCGCCAGATAACGGGATACCTTCCCCCACTCCCGCCGGGCCGCATCACCAGCTAATCCCTTGGGGCAAGGCGGCGCCTTCTCCAACAGCGGCGGGTCCGGCTC